AAATGTCGCTTTTTCAGATGTTCAACTAAGGTTTCCATGTGCTTTTACTCGCTTTTGATAAATAAGTATAGCACAAACGGTAATTTGTGTCAACAAAAATGTCCCTCGCGGAACGGTAATTCCCAGGGACTCTAACAGTTATAAAGGAACTATCAGCATGAATATTTATTCACCTATTCAAATTACGGAAGAAATCCGTAATAAATTCAAACCAACACAATTATACATCAAAGAACTTGCGGGTATAAAATACTTCGGCAAGACCACATTAGATCCATATTCTTATTCTGGCTCAGGTAAAATCTGGAAAGACAGAATAAAGAAATACGGAAAAGATAAAATCAAAACATTATGGATTAGTGATGTATATTATGACCCAGATGAATTACAAATAATCGCATTACATTTTTCCGAAGAAAATAAAATCGTTGAATCTAAAGAGTGGGCCAATTTACAACCTGAAAATGGTCTTGATGGTGGGTTAGATATTCCTTCCATCACAGCGAAAATACAAAATACTAAAATAAAAAACGGTACCGTTAATCCATTTACAGTAGAATCTAGGAAAAAGGGACTTGAAACTAAATTAAGAGTTTACGGCACTACTAATCTTTTTACCCCTGAATCTAGGAAGAAAGGCCAAGATACTACCATGAAAAAATACGGAGTATCGCACCATTCAAAGTTACAGTTTTATTGTCAATATTGCGACCGTGAAATAATGGGCAAGGGTATGTTTACTAGATGGCACGGAAATAATTGTAAAAGAAAACCCGAATAAATTCGGGCTTTTAGTACTTTAGACTCTACCTGCGTAGTCTGCTCTCACATACCACTCGGGAGCATAGTCTAGGTTGTTGTGTTCTTTGTTATAATTAATAGCACGATTGCGGGCTTCGTCCTCGTTGTCGTAGTACTCAGTATCCCAGTGTTTTTGACCACTGAAACGATCATACTCGGTGAACACTACCTTGAACAGACCTTTCTCTAAAGTGACTTTTGCCATTTGAGACTCCTTTCTCGGGGGTTGCTATCTACTGTACTTACAGTATAGCACAAGAAGGAATTAATGTAAAGTCTGGCCCATTGAGGAATTCACGTACATTTTGATTTCTTTGCGCAAGTCTTTTTCTGTGTAACCTGCATCAACCATACGTGCAATCATTTCAACAAACAATCCATGTGTTGCCATACCAGGTACGTAATCAGGATCATCGTTTTCAAATTCAAACTTATCTAAGATAGGAAGCATGACTTCTTCAAGGAAGTCACTAGCGAGAACAACGCTGTCCTCAATCAGTTCTACTTCATCTTTCGTGACTACTAATTCTTGCATTGAGGCTTTTGTTGTTTTCATACTTTTATTTATCAGTTGAATATTCGTAATTAACTGTTTCTATATTTTCTCTAAAAACAATCGCACCGTTCTTTAGATGGAAGCGTCTTGCTACTTCTGTCTTAGGACTGAGGGTTACAAACCTAGTTACACTTGGGTATTGTTCTTGTATCCCTTTAACAGCCTGAAGTAGCAAGTCACGACCTTTGCCCGCTTTATAACTCCAGATAGTATAGAACACAGCAGTAGTTGGAACTTGTGCCACATTCTTTAAATCATTGGTATCAGCAGGAACAAAATCATGAAAACTTACACACACCATTGCGTCCGGGTCATCTTCATTACTTGCAAGTGCGGCAACCATTCGTCCATCACTTACTCTAAAGTCAGCCGGAATTTCTGGACGCACTGGATCGTCTTTGATAAAAGTTAAAAGTTTATGTGTTAGGTCTGTGATGAAGTGTAGCATAGGTGTTCTCTTTTGTGTATTTATACAATATGGTAAATATACGCTTATTTAGCACAACCACTAAATATTAGCATGTCAGAAATATTACAATGGTCTACTGGTATTAATGGATACAAAAAGCATAGTTTAGACAACAATGATTTTACAACAGAATTGACCGAATGTCAATTTGAATCGGGCAGGTCTGTGGATGCTATATTCAATGACCATTTGATAGATCGCCCAAATAGTCCTGTTGAGTTGTTATACAGCGGTGGGTTGGATAGTGAGTTAGTTCTTACGTCCCTGCTCAATAACAAGATACCTGTAGAAGCAATGACTATGGTCATTACCATTAAAGGGGCGATACTCAATGTAGTAGACCTATACTACTCTGAAAAGTTCTGCCGTGAAAATAATGTCAAACAAAATCTATTTTACTTTGATGCAGTTGACTTCTATGAGAGTGGTAATTACCTAGACTATTTGCTCCCATTACGTATAACACAACCACACGTTGCTAGTCATATGTGGTTGATTGAACAATGTCACAACTATCCAATCATTGGAGGTGACTGGCCTTGGGTACAGGCTGAAAAAAGAGTACTGTCGCCGTTTAAGTTAGCTTATAGTAGCTATGAAAGATTCATGGCATCTAAGAATATACCTGGTATAGGTAATATGATTAGTCATAGCTTTGAATCTAGTTTTCATTTTATGGAGCAACATCTAAATGAACATCGTGCAGGTAATGACAATTTTTATACTGTGCCATTTTTGAAATATAAGATGTACGACATAAAAGAACCAAGAATAAAAAGCTATGGGTGGGAAGATTGTCCTGCCGAACTATTTGATATGAATAAGTACACGATAGAACTAATGAAAAGAATAGGTGGCTCTAAATCTAAAATAATATGGGGAGACAAAGTTAAAGAGTTGTTACAATCAACTACCAACTCTAATAACTTGTTTGCATAAAATGACACAGCATGAATCATTCTCACACAGTTTAGTATCTAGTAAGTTGTGGCTTTGTGAAAAGTTAGAACGTATTATAGATGAACAGTTAATTAAAAACCCAGTAGTGAATATACTTGCTGGCTGGGACAACCTACTAGGATTTATGATGCTAATACGCAGACCTAGATTCTATGGTGTTGTGAACTCATATGATATCAATGGTCAACACATTAATGATGCTAATGCTATATGTGACTATTGGAATTATGAGTATCCAAAAGTCTACAATCATTTGCGAGATATAAAAACATTGGACTTTACTAATGCCGGAGATGAATCTATATTCATCAATTGCAGTGTTGACCAATTAGAAGGTACAGATTGGTATGATATCATACCCGCAAACAAGTTAGTATGTTTGCAATGTACTGACTTGCCTATATCACATGAAGGATGGGATATTAAGCAAAGCTATACAATAGAAGATTTTATGAAAACTTATCAAATGTCTAGGTTCCTATTTTGCGAATCAAAGACATTTGATTATGGTCACTTACAATTTAACAGACACATGTTGATTGGTATCAAGTAACGTCTTTCATATAGTATTTCTTAGAATATACACCCAGTGTACCTTGATAGGGGTCGCTGTTATTGAAAATTGTCTCGTACTCAGATTTCAAATGACCCATTGCGTCAATGAAATTATTTGCCGCTTTCCATTTATTTTCTAGACCAAACTTCAAAACATTTTGGAACACAGGTTCTCGTCCATTCAATTTGTGTTTACTTTTGCCATTCTGAATGGCTAGATTTACGTTCCAGGCTGCTCCGCGACCACAAGAAATACAGTAGTCATCATAGTATTCGCTATGACTATTTCCACAATATTCTTTTAAAAAATCATTAGTAATATCAGTTGTTATTTTTTGTTCTGACTTCGCTGTTATAGAAAAGCTATTAGGAGATGATCCTAATTTTGAATTTAACAATGGATCTATTTGATCTGGGGTGTATAACAATTGTGTACCATATGTTCTCTCAATATGATTGAGCATCATCCACGTTTGCTTCAAGTGGATCTTAGGCATCTCAGGTGAATAGTAGAAGAACTCAATATTAGGTATGTCTGTTAGAAATGTCTCTATAGTCTTGTCGATGACTGTAGAATAATACTTACCATCTTCAATAATAATACGTGGTTTGTCAACACCTAGAATGATGCCATGATTAGGTTCGTCGGCGTGTAGGATTTGCTTAACATAGAAACTAAAATTAGTTGGCTGAAAATAACCATGTATCAATGCACTTGCTGGTTTTTCTAACCAATCATCTTTAAAATACAGATCAAATTCATCCGGTCCAACGTCAACTGTTCTAATTTTTGTATCAGGGAATGCCTTTAAGTATTCCATCACCTGAGGGTAGATTAGAGTAATCAATTCATTTTGTCTAACTGGGTTGGTTTTTAAATTCAACAATACAAGTTCATCTAATGGAATGTTAAAATGATAGAAGCAACGTAAAATATGATGACTATCTCGGCCTGCACTATAAAATAAACTCAATTTTTGATATCGCTGACGCAATACTGTACATCTTTCTAAACACAATTGATCCCATGATTCAGTTGGTTCAGTTGTCCAATCTAGCTTATCGTATTCTTCTTCGTAAAAATAAAAGTGTGGTTTAGTGCCTATGGCCCGGGCGGCTTTCCAGGCATCAAATTGACTTGAAGTTCTTTGTCCATTAACGATCCAGTGAGGTAAGTACATATTATTTGTTATTGATAGTGTGTTTTATTAATTGTCGTATTTCGTCAGTTGACAAATTAACAGGGGCGGAGCCCATTTTTTCTAGCTTATCAACTATTTCACTGTCATTATTACACATATTGACAAGCTTTACAAGATTAGTTTTGCCCTCTTTATTCAATGAGGGATTCACACTTAATATAATACCCAATGGTATTCCTGCTAATTGTGAGTTATACTTGTCTATGCTTTTATGCTTAAATTTATTAGCTGTTTTTCCATCCAACGTGCTAGTAACAATTTGAATCTTCTCTGTGTCAATAAGCTGTTTAGCACTGATAAAAGTGTCTATTGCAACATCTAAGTTTCCATTTAATATATCAACTACTGCTCCGGTGTTGTTTTTATAGGGAACAATCTGATAGGGGGCGTTTAATGACTTAAACAACTTATTGGCTAAGAATGTACCAGATGCAGTTGAGATTCCTACATTGATAGGCCTAGATTTTGATATGGTTACTAAATCTTCAATGGACGATGGCCCAATGGTACGAGAAATAAATGCCATATTAACTTGATTGAGATACACAATTGGATGTACATCTTCCAACATGTTTATATTTGAGAAATTACTCAATGCGCTCATACCAAAATTACCCACTAGAACATGCGTCATTTTGTTGGTGTCTGTTTGTTGTTGGAGGTATTTAATTGCTAGAACGCCTTCGGCGCCTGGCTTAAATTCTTTTATTAACAACACATCTTGTTTTTTAAAGCAAGCGGAATATGCTTCAACAGTAGTATCTGATCCTGAACCTGGTCCAGAACTTAAAATAAATTTATATGTGTGAGTTTGTGCATGTGCTATACCAAATAGTAAAGATAGCACTAGTAATAGTTTTTTCATCAAACTATTTATAATGACAATATAGTGGTAAGAAATAATGCTCACTTGAGCAAGAGTCTGGCGTAACTCTTTGCTGAGGCAGCAGCCGCCCCTTTGACGCCTGAGCTTGCGCTCTAACCGTTAGCGACAACGGCCCTAAGGTGGGTTCTTACCAAGACGAAACTTTATCGTATAGATTGTGTTCGTCAAATCTCTTTAATCTATTTATAAACTCAGTAGTAGTTTCTGTAATAACACCGGTCAACTGAAACGTTACACGTGGGTTGTGTCCTGCATTAGCGGTACTATGTGGTAGATTCTGCCAATCAAATGTTGTCACATCACCTGCATGCCATTGCTTGTGTAGATAGTTACCATAACTCCAGAAATGACCCGGTTCCCAATCATTCAATGCAATCATAATACGCATGACACGCCATGGTTCTTCTGGGCACCATTTTTGTAGTTTGTCTAAGTGTAGATTCCATACTTCACCTGGCATTTGTACATGCACACGTTCCATACAATCTTCTAATCCAAACAGTTTGCTAACTTCTTTTAGCGCGGGTGTTAGTTTCCAATTGATATGAGTAATCTGATAATCTTTACCATAACCTTGATTCTCTAAATCATATTCTTCTGCGGCTAAGTCTTCCCTAGGTGGCATAACACCTTCACCTTTGTAACCACGTGTTTCCCATGTGGCAGGCTTTGCATCTTTAATGATTTCAGCTACATCATCGTGCCAGTCATGTATGATTCTACCAAGCTTGGTTACCTTATCAACCTGTGGATCGTTCTTAAAATTATCAAAGTGATATTTACTTTTTGCTTTTGTTGTTTCCCAACTACTAATCATGTTTTCTCCTTTAGTCCACTTACTTTGCGAACAGTCTTGTCTAGTTCTTGTTGAGGAATACTCTGAAAGTATTTCTCGTTTGCGTCTTGTTTCAGTATCTCAAATACTCTTGGATCATCGTATGCTATAGGAAAGTCTAATACTTTGCTTAAACTCTTTAGATAGTAATCCTTGTACAAATACAACAACTCTGTACTTAGATAGATTGGATCAAGTGTATTTAAAAACTCTAACTCTTTCTCAAAGTCTGGATAGCTATGTCTATCTCTTACTCTTTCTTGCTGATGTTTGAGAATGTTTTGGTCACGCCCGATAATAGCGACTTTAACTTTGATACCAAGTTGTTGTGTAATATTAATAAAGTCTTTATATCGAGGGATCGTAATTTGCCCTTCATTTGCATATGGACAACTGATACTAGTAACATAGTAATCCATACTTGTCCAGTCAATAGCATTAAGTAGACTAGGCATATCCCAACAATCATTAAATGGTTCATAATCATGTGCTATCCAATATTCATTCAATAAATCTTTCCAGCCATACACTTCATTATGTAGTGCAAATATCTTGCTGAAAACGTGATTACCAGACCCTTGCGGCCCTGTAATGATTAACAATTCTTTCATAGAATGACACTTACGTTGATATCGTTTTCAATATAGCTTTGACGATATTCTTCTGGTGGTTGCTTAATGCCAAGAATCATTGCTAGTCTACTGTTGTTATAGACCCTATGCGATTTCATCCTGAATGCACAGTTCTCAATTTCATAGTTTTGTCTATTAATGATCTTACCCATCATCTTCAAATCTTTGTAGTAGGGTGCGTAGTTAGGATATGTGATATTGAAATGACCACAACGTACCCACCATCCTAAACAACTGTCATTATCACGTTGTACTAATACGATAGGACATTCGGGCCATAGTTCACGCAGATACTGAATATTTTCTTCATAGCAGAAGATATGACTTTTGATGATGCGAACACCTTCTCCACTGAAGGGCGCATCAAATAATTCTTCTGCTTGCTTCTTAGTCAATGTTGACATTGACTCTGGCAAACTGAATTCCATACCAGGATCAAAGTATGCACCCAAATGCATTAATTGCATCTCACCACTGGCATCATGATAATATGTACGTTCATCACTATAGTCACTATGGTCAATACTAGGGCTATAGTAGATGTTTTTTACAACACTGCTCCATTTACTGCCGGGGGCGCCGGCTACAAAGATATATTTCAATGTTATTCCTTACTCAAGTCTATCTTACTTAGCACAGGTAAGAAGGCTGCTCGTAATTCATCCATATGTTTCCTTAATCCTGCAGGTGTAAGTTCGCTTTCTTCATAGAAAATAACGTTAGCGTCAATGTATTCTTTGTATTCTTGGCTACGTACAGCGGCGCTGAATTGTTTTTGGTACCATTCAACTACATCTTTGCTAGTACCAGGTGGCAATTCAATTGACCAAGCCGCATATACGTTGATACCGGGCGCAACTGTATTCAATAATGGAACATCAGGGAATTGTGGCATTTTACGTGTACCTGTAAAACCGATTGGCTTAACTTTACCTGCTTCGATTAGGGGTTTAGCAACTGCGATAGGCATAATACCAAATTCAGTACCTGTTTTACCATCATAACTTGCCGCGCTTTGTACTGCTGGCATAGGTCCGTTAAACTTGATAGCCTTTACTGTATCTTTGTTTCCCTTACCCTTTTCCATCAGATATTCAAACGCTGTTCTATGTGCTCCGCCACCGATAGCAACGTTGATGTTTCTACCTGATTGTATGTATTTGATAAACTCTTGTGGAGTGTTGACACCGCTCTTTGCGCCAGCAACTAAAACTAGTGGACTCTTGCCCATTGTCAATACATCAATAAAGCTATCATAATTATATTTCTTGATGTTCTTTTCCCAGATATCGTTCGTTACATATGAACTCATGTGACTAGGTAAATTGATTGTGTAGCCATCATTAGGTGCTTCTAGGAATTTGTTGTTAGCAATAACACTGTCTGCCCCTGGAATGTTCTGAACAACATAAGTGAATTTAGGATTAGATTTTTGTACGATTTCTGCTAGCTTTCTAAAAGCCATTTCATTGCCGGCTCCTGGGGTATTACCGATATAGACCTGTACAGGTTTAGTTGGTTCCCATGCAAATACATTCATGGATAGTAGCATTAAAGCTAGTGTTAAAAGTTTTTTCATCGTTCCTCCTGATATAAATATGATGACAGAATATTTATGCCATTTGCCATAAAAATTTATATTTTAAGAAAAAAATTAGATGAACACAAAAATTTTTAAACTAGTCAAAGAAAATTTAGAGCTTTCTTTCAATTTACCTAAGTACTCAAAAATTTCTATTGACGAAAATACCATTGTACAAGATTTACCCTGGACACCTGCACGATATCGCAAATTCAAAGATAGTGTAGAAGCAGAGTTAAGTTTACCATGCGAGTATGTAGGTACATTGAAAGATATTGTCAATGACTTGGGTGAACGATACATTCTACGTTTCTTTAGCGAGATTTGGAAGCCACGTACAGGCGACTATGAGCATACAGGTTGGGAACTTGCTGATGAAGTTAACAAACTAAACCCAGAAAAAGTACTTGATGTTGGTTGCGGATATCACCCATTCAAGGGACGTATTCAAAATATCATTGGTATCGATCCTTACAACAATTGTGCTGATTATGAAGTTGATATTCTTGAGTACAAAGTAAAGCCAGAATCACATGATGTAATTCTGGCCCTTGGATCAATCAACTTTAATAGCAAAGATGAGATTGAAGCACGATTTAGTCATTGTGTCAATCTATTGAAGAAGGGCGGTAAGTTCTATCTACGTGCTAACCCGGGCATCCCGCATAAAACAGGTCCTTATGTAGATATATTCCCGTGGAGTTTTGAAGTTGTGAATGAGTTTGCTGAAACGTACAATCTCAATTTAGACACATTCAAGAAGGACAATAACGACAGATTGTACTTTGTCTATACTAAGAATTAATTCCAGGGATAGTCATAATGGATGAGAGTTAACCATGCTTCATATAATTTCTCATCCAATGGCGTATCAATAAATTCTTTAAGTTTATCGACCAATCTTCCCTCAACAATATCTTCTAGTGTGACTACATAATCCGCATGATAATTATGTACGATTGATTCATTTCGCACTGTCAACTCAGATACATCAAATCCAGGTAAAATATTCAATGCTCTATCCACAACCCACTTCTGTGCTTTGGGACTACTGCAATCAACTGAAATATAAGTATGCACATGTGAATTAAGTGGTTCGATTCTTCTTTTTTGTAATACTGTACATATAGAGTTATAATCGCTAGCTTGTTCTTCTAGTTCTTTTAGAAAGTCCCTAGATTTGTCACTCAGGTCTCCGCCTAAAATATCTTTTCTTTCTTGGTCCATAGTGATGTAAAACCCATCTGTGTAAATATCTACGCCAGTGTTGTCAATCATAGCTGATACTAAATCCTGAGGGGAACCAAATGGCCCTAATACTATATACATTTAAATCTCCTAATAATAATTATTTATTGTCGTTGATTAAATGGGAACAAATTTAGTATGTTCTTGCGCCACTTATCATATATTTCAATATCTATCGGCGTTTCTACCCACTTTCTAAGTTTTTCAGTGGCTTTCCCTGTAAGTATATCAGTAACTGTTAGAATCTGATTGGAATATAGATTTATTGCACTGAGTCTGCGTTTACTAGATAGCACTTGTTGTTGTCCATTAACTACGGATGAATTTGGGTATAGAACTTTTATTCTGTCATTACACCAATCGATTTCATTTGTATTGTCAATGTATATTACATTGTGATTTCTTTTGATATGATAGTATAATAGATGGCTAGGCAACGCTCGCCTATTAGGAGCATTGGCTATAAATTCGTCATACTTATGATAATTATGTACATATTCGGTACATTTTAGATATCCATATTTAGGGTCAATTACTATTCTGTCCTCAACTAGTAAATAAGACTCAGGGTGTACCATGGCACATATTATATCACCGCATGAACCCGGTAAATACGAAATAAAATGCATTGCTTATTTATAGCCAAAAAAATAGGACTCAAAGAGTCCTATTTTCAACCGGGTCCATAGACCTCTTCTCTACTTTTCATTCCAACTGAACCGCCTTCACTAACGATTCGCTTGAACACATCCTCAAGAAGGATAGGTCTAAAATCAGTCTGCTCAACACAAACACAGTGATAGCGAGGATCAATTTCTTGACCACGATAACCGTTGTCTCGCATAACTCTATGTGCGTGAAGATGTCCATGAATGTTGGTACCGAATCGACCAAGGTTGCTTTCATGCACAGGGATGTGACTGAGGATACAACCATTCATCACATGATACGCACGGATATCCCTAAAGTAAGGAGTATAGTCCTCAAGTCTAAAGATATCGTGGTTCCCCTTGATAAGAACCTTGTCGCCGTTAAGTCTATTAAGAGTCTTAAGGGCTTTGCGATTGATAACAACATCACCAAGATGGTAAACTTTGTCGTTCGGACGAACCGTTTCGTTCCAACGCTTTACCATCTCCTCATCCATTTCCTCAGGACTATCCCAGGGCCTAAGTTTCGTGACACCATCAGGTCCCATGAACTTACAAACACCAAGATGCCCAAAGTGTGTATCACTTACAAGAAAAACTGCGGGCATTTTATTCCCTCTCTTTCAATTTTTTATTCAAATACTCGACAAAATTAGTATAGAACTGAGTTCCAAAATCTGGATTGCGTTCTAAGTCTTTTACTGTTTTGTCTCGCAATGCCACCATTTCATCTGTTGGCATGTCGCTATAATATCTTTCGTTGTCAAAAGTCGGATGACCATCGGGCGTAGTCGTTCTATATTTCAACAAAAATTCTCTACGCTCGGGAGTCATTTTCTACCGATCCTTTCTGCGATTCTCAGTTTCAGTTGGTGAATGTAATCATTGTGCCAGCTGTATTCAAACTGAGGATATTTTTCAACGAACTCTTGGGCTTTCTTCAAACGGGCCTGTAGTTCCTTGATTGACATAGAGGCATAGTATGCTTCATGGTCAAAATGTTTGGTATTGTAACCCATACTATGCTCCTTTCTGTGTAAAACACTATTATAAACCCAAAATGATTATTTGTCAAATGAGTACTTTTATACTCGTTCCTTCTTCACACGACCGATTCGGCTAGCCTTGTTCCAGTCGTATGCGACACCATCTGGGCACTTGCCGTCCTTCACTGAGTCAACCCCGAACATACCACAAACTTCGAATCCATCGCCTACGATAGAAACGAACTCATTCAATGACTTAGCGTATTCCATTGCGCCTGCTAAGTCTGCAAATTCTAAATCTTTAACTTTGAACATCTTTTCAATCCATATTTCTTTTCTAATTCAACATGCCCCGCTAATGCTTCCTCTTGTGTAGCATAGCGGGCTAATACATCACTATCACCGTTAGCGAAAAAGATACACGATTCGTAGGGTCTGTCCCCATACAATTCAGTACCGTCCTCGAACATTACCCTTGGCAATTCAACTGTACTCAAGGATACGTCGGGTGGATACATCCACACTGCATCATCACTTGCAATTCGCCAACGATTACGATTAATCATACGTATCTTCCTTTTGTGGGGGCACCCAAATCTTTTTATTCCCCAGTTCATCATATTCGAACGGCACACCATTGATAGTGTGCGGTTCGTTTTCGTCATAAGTCCAACCCAAGACTTTCATCATCTTGTGCTTGACCATCAAGTTAGGACTACGAAAGACCTCAGTATCTTGGAAGCCCATCATCACACCAACTTCACAAACTGCCCCACTGCGACAAACACCTGCAACACAATGGACAACAACATCCATTCTATTGTCGTATGCATGTTGCAACAGTCTCACCAACTCAGTAGCCTGGTCATCAGTGATTTTGAATTCTTCACCCCAGGGGTCATCACGCTCTAAGTCCAAGAATTCAAACTTATGAACCTCTTTGAACTTGTACAGTGGTGTCGGGAACTCCATGCATGGATCAACAATCTGAATCAGCATACTATTCTCACCCACACGAATGTGCTTTCCCTTAGGAATGTCAGCGAGTGCAACGTTTTGAATCCACATAATTATTTCCTTAATACTAGTATTATACACCCAAACTGATTTATTGTCAAATGTAGATGTGGGTAAAGGTGTAAGTATTTCTACTTACACCTTTGGGGGTTACGTTAGCACTTTAACATGCGTAACGATAGTTCATGATGGTCTTCATCATGACGCCTTCTGGAGTGAATTCAGAAGGATCAGCACCTAGCAAACTTGCCATGATGCTTGGGCTAAAGCCAGAGACCAAAGCCGCACCACTCTTGTCTGCCTTGACAGGGCTGTTACCCTTGCTGTTCAAGTTCCAGAACACCACGCTCGGAGCAGTGTAACCTGCTTGTGCGTACTTGCGTTCGATCATTTCCATTGCAGAATCATCGTGTGTAACACACGCATT